ATTGGTATGCTCTGGAGAAGACGATGGAAGAATGGTCCAAGTCAATTGCGGGAGCGGGTTTAGTGACAGCGATCGCGATAGTTTTTGGAATAGTCGTAGCTCACTTATTGGGCAATTGGTAGAGGTTAGAGCAGATGCTATTACGCAAAATCAAGACGGTACTTATTCGCTTCGTTTCCCGAGGTTCAAAACCTTCCGAGGATTTGAAGTCGGAGAGAAAATCTAACGTAGTACGTTGGGATCTAGAAAAAGAAGGTTGACTTTTATAGAATATAACTATATACTAGCAAAACATTGTTAGGAGATTACGCATGGCACTTCCAAAAGCAAAGAAAAAAGCACCAAGAGCAGCACCTCGTGTAAAACGCGGAGGCAAACTAGCAAGCCCAGGTTGGGAAGGCTGGGAAGAATGGTCTGGTGAACAACTTCATCGTCACAGAGAAGTGTGCCGTCAATTCTATTACGACAATTTTAAACCTGCTGACTTACATGCTTTTACCTTCAAGTGGATGACACAATCGGGCGACTATACAAAAGAACAGATTAAACATGCGAAAGCTGCTCCTAGCTATGTTTTAAGCATTACTGCTGGTATTACATCGAAGCAATTACTCGACGGTGCTCCTGACTTTGTAGAGCGTGAAAACGAGTACTGGGAGAGCCTACCTGGCACAATAGGCAGCAAGGCTCCTATAAGTGATTTTGTAAAAGATCGTGTTGCAAAAGCAATCGAAGCAGGTAGCAAAGTTGTTGAAGTTAAAAAAGAAGAAGAAAAAGAAAAAGCAAATGTATACGTTCCTACAATCCAAGAACGTTTACTAGAGCAAGCTCGCAATCAAAGTGAAGCAATTGACGAGTGGCTAGAAGGCTGGATCAAAGATGCAAATTCTTTTGATCCAAAAGGCTTTGACTTTAAAAAGCATTTTCAGGACAACGGCGTTACACAAGCACACGCACGTAAATTAAAAGGATTTTATGAAAACGAACTTGCAGACTACGATGAACTCGAACGTATGCCGACTGCTGGTCAGCTCAAAAAAATGGACGAGCATGACGCAGACCAGTGGCAACAGCTCAAAGAAGGTTATAACCACATCAAAAAAGGCGACATCAAAAAGTATCGCACGGCTATTGACGAACTACACGCAGCCTTAAACTTTGTTATTGATACTGCTAAAGCAACACGTAAACCACGCAAGGCTAAGCCTAAGAGTGCTACAAAACTTGTCGAAAAATTAAAATTCCTTAAAGTTGATAACAAGTACCAACTTGCAAGTGTATCACCAGATCAAATTGTCGGGGCAAACGAGCTTTGGGTGTTTAATGTTAAAACACGTAAACTAGGCAAGTATGTAGCAAGCAATATAGATCCTAAAGGAATGCAAAGAGACGGCACCGGACTTAGCGTAAAAGGAACAACTATTATAGGTTATAACGAAGCAGAAAGCATACAAAAAACGCTACGTAAACCTGCAGATCAACTTAAAGAGTTTAAGAGTGCAGGAAAAGTTGCACTGCGTAAATTCTTAGATGATATTGCTACAACAGACACAAAACTTAACGGAAGAGTCAATCCTGATACCGTATTGCTCAAGGTAAATTGATAAATAATTACATGAGCACCAATGAGAATTTAAAACCAGGAATAGAAGCATTAGGCAATGCAATCAACGATATCTTAAGTGATGCGTTGACTGTTGATGATGTTATCGCTAAGAGAACTGCAAACATTGAGTTTCATGCAAGTGATGACGGCAATGTTTACGGTAAAGGATTTGTTTGGAAGTACGAAAACGGCGGAGAGAAAGTTTCAATCCACCCTAATCCAAACAGACTGCACAGCACTATGCCAATTGATTTACATCAAGAAGCATGGTACGGTATTGGACGTATTCCAGTACTTAGAGCAAATGAACTAGGACCTAGTGTTACTAAGAGTTATATTACTGAAACTGGTACTCTTAAAAACTTAAACACTCAAGGTAATTTAAACCTTGATGATTTTGTACATTACTCAAGCGGCTCAGATAGATTGGGTATCAATACTGACGAACCTAACGCTACTCTTTCTATATCAGGACTAGCAAGTGAATTTATAGTTGACATTGAAGGAACTGGTACTAGAATAGGTAACTACACTAATGACAGTTTAGAAATTGTTACAGATAATACTCCAAGAATACAAATCAGCGGCACAGGGCAGATTACAATTGGAACATCTGAAACAAAAACAACAATAAACGGTGCATTAGGTATTGGTGTTTCAAACCCAGGAAATGATGCAAAAGTAAGTATTGCAGGTCCTATTAAAATACATTCTAACAGAATAACTTATGCAGACGATCGTCCTACTGAAGGTGCTTATGCAAAAGGTGATATAATCTTTAATACTAATCCAAAACCAACAGGTTATGTAGGATGGGTATGTACTAGAGATGGTACACCGGGAGTATGGAAGGCGTTTGGTCAGATTGCTCCTTAAAAATGGACTTCTTAAAAGTTTTAAAAGAAATTAAATTATGGAATTGGTCAGCCAAGGTCTTGCCTGCGTCTGCATTGGTGTTTATAATTGCAGAAAGATGTTTTGGTTTAGAAACGCTAATGGATCAAACTATAGTTGTTGTAATTACTGCATTCGCTAGTATCGCTGTTTATTGGTGGTGGTGGACAATGCAAAACATAAAAGACGCTATGACACATATGGCTACTGCATCTAAAGAGTTTGCAGAATTAACTAAAAATCTACGAGAGATTAATAATGATCTGGGCAATAGGAAACGGCCAGAGTAGGATAGGCATTAATTTAAATTCATTACAAGGTACTACAGTAGGGTGTAATGCACTGCACAGAGACTTTCAACCTGATCACTTGATTTGTGTAGACAGAAGAATGGTCAAAGAAGCATTAGATGCTGAGATCAAAAGTATAATTTACACAAGAAAAGACTGGCATGAAAATTATCCTAGATCGGATAAACTAAAAGAAGTGTCAAAGCTACCTTATAAAGGCACCGAACGACCAGACGATCCTTTCCATTGGGGGAGCGGACCTTACGCTGCACTGTTAGCGGCAAAACTAGATACAGACGTACATATGATAGGGTTTGATCTATATAGTGCAGATAAAAAAACTAATAACATATACAAAGATACACCACACTACAATTCAAGCGATAAAAGGGCTGTTGACCCTAGATATTGGGTATGGCAAATAGCCAAAGTTTTCCAAATATACAATAGACGCACATTTACTATCTATCAAGATGATGATTGGATTCAACCAGAAGCCTGGAAATATCCTAACGTAAAGGTTGACAAGATAAGTAAACTAGTATAATATATACACAGTGGTCTTATATGCTCATCCCACTTTAAATATTCTGCGCATCAAACTTACTCAAGAGGAGGCAAGAGATGGGTAAACATTATAGTACTAAACATTACGGACACAACATTGGCTTATCAGCAGTGTTCCGACAGCCTAACGCTGATCATTCACACTGTCATCTACTACACGGTTACAGTCTAGCATTTACATTTACATTTGGTTGTGATTATCTAGACAACAAAAACTGGGCAGTAGACTTCGGCGGACTTAAACCTTTGAAGGCATGGCTAGAAGATAGTTTCGATCACAAAGTTGCAGTTGATATTGCGGATCCACACTTAGAAACACTACGTGAACTAGAAGCAAAAGGTCTAGCAGAGATTAGAGTATTCGAAGGTGTTGGTGCAGAGAAGTTTGCAGAACATGCATTTAACTTTGCAGACAAACTAATCCGCGAAGCAACAAATAACCGTTGTTATTGTGTAAAAGTTGAATGTGCTGAACACGGAGCAAACTCAGCTATCTACGAGGCATGATTTGGCAAAACTTGATAAATCCAAATATACTAAAGCCGAATGGCAAAAAATACGTAATGAACGGCGTAGGCAAAAGCATGAACCAAAGCCTAAGCCTGTAGTCGTTCAGGACGTCCTGCCTATACAATCAAAAGAAGCAAGTGAACGAAAAAATTATATATTGTGTTTGAAGCACGGTAGCAAGTATGATCCTGATTATGTAAACAGATTATACAATATGTGCAAAAGACATTGTACAATACCTTTTGAGTTTGTTTGCTTAACAGAACAAACACAAGGATTGGATCCTGATATTACAACAATAGCTCTACCAGGCGGATTAGCAGGTTGGTGGTATAAACCTTATATATTCAGCGAAGAACTAGGGTTAAACGGCACAATACTATATATGGATTTAGATGTTGTGTTAAGCAATAATATAGATAAACTTTTTGTGTATAGTCCTGGTGATTGGTTTATTATAAGAGACTTTACACGTTCTATGCGAGCAGGTTGGAAAAAGTATAACAGCAGTGTAATAAGATTTGAAACAGGTACTTTAAAGCATATTTGGACAAAGTTTAAAGAAAAGCCACAGCAAGTAATGCGACAGTTTCACGGTGATCAAGATTGGATATATCACATAGATAAAACTGCAAAACTTTGGCCAGATAGTTGGATACGTAGTTGGAAGTGGGAGATAAGGAAGAACAGAGAATTTGATCCTAAAACACAGCGAGGTACTCGCAAACTAAAATATATCGAAGACGTGGAGCCAGGCCCGGAATGTTGTGTTTGCGTATTCCACGGAGATCCTAACCCTCATCTTTGTGACGACCCTTGGGTGGTTGACAATTGGAAGTAAAGAGTGTATATTAATAACATGAATGATTTAAAATTTACAACAGCAGGTGACTTCTTGAAAACACAACAACGCATTGGCTTTGCATGTAAGTATATGCATCCTGATCAAACACAGAAAAAGAAACTGCTAGAAGAAATTCAACGTCCACTAAATACTCGAAGTACAACAGTACAGTGGTTGAATAGACAAACCCGTGATGTTGCTGAAGAACGACTGTGGGACATCATGGTTCATAACATACAGTCGTATTATAACTTAATAGAATATGTAGGAGGATTACCCGATGTTTTACGAATGGTTCGATTGGGGAGTGATGTACTTCCTGTTTTCACTGAGCCTACTTGGTGTTATTATTGGCAACGTCCTGATGTGGTCCGATATTGTGAAAAGCATTTCGCAAGGGTCGGCGCCCTCGCTAGGTCGCTTGATGTCAGGCTCAGTATGCATCCTGGTCAGTTTACTGTGCTGGCAAGCGACAATGATGATATAGTTGACAGGAGCATAGAAGAATTTGAATATCACACCAATGTCTTGCGCTGGATGGGATACGGCGTCACATATCAAGACTTTAAATGCAATGTACACATATCGGGTCGAAGAGGTCCACAAGGCATCAAGGACGCACTTAAACGACTATCGCCTGAAGCAAGAAACACAATCACGATCGAGAACGATGAAAACAAGTGGGGACTCGACGCAAGCCTCGAGCTTGCCGATCACTGCGCACTCGTACTTGACATACACCATCACTGGTGCCGTGAAGGTGAATACATTCAGCCCACCGACGATAGATTTGCTCGCGTAGTAGATAGTTGGCGTGGTGTGCGTCCTGTTATTCATTACAGTGTAAGTAGGGAAGACCTAATAGGAAATTATCCTACTAACATGCGTCCTAATATGGATTCGTTACTAGAAGCAGGTTACAAGAAAGCTAAACTGCGAGCGCATAGCGATTACATGTGGAACAATGCAGTTAACGACTGGGCACTAGAATTTTTACCTTACGCAGATATTATGGTAGAGTCTAAATGTAAGAATCTAGCAAGTATCGAGCTGTATAAATACTACAAAGGAGCAGATGCTGATGTCATATCTTACAAAGATGTACGGCAGAAAGTCGCCGGACCAGACCCAATCATCATCTAATAAAAATCCTAACAGAGTTTTAGGTGGGTTGCGTGGCCAAGGTGTTGACACTATGACCGTATTAGGTGAAGACGGAGCAGAACATACTATTCCGAGTCAAAAATATGTACAAGGTTTAGAAGAAAAAATTCGTAATCAAGATGCTCGTATTAGCACTCTTGAAAAGAAACTAAGGAGGGTTACGGATGCTTAAAAAATGGATAAATTCTAGAATGAAAGAACGTACATCATGGGACGGTGCATTATTAGTTGCATTAGGACTTATGGTGTTGTTTTTGGCGCCGCTTGCAAAAATAGCAGCAGGCATTGCTATCGTTTACGGTGGCTGGACTATTTGGAAGTCTGAATAATTACAATTTACCAATAGGGAGATCAGAACTAGCAGACATGTTCCACACTTGTTTGCGTTCTACTCCCTTTTTTTGTGCAAATACCTTTGCATCACAATTTTCACATACATGAAAGTAGTTATTAGTTAACCTTTTAGGATCCATTTTGCCTCTTTCACGCTGAAATTCGCTATCACAATTGTCACATCTTAGTATAACATACGTTTTAGAACGTTTGTATGCATGTTCTTGGCCGTTTTTTGATAAACGTGTATGCCGGGTCTCTACTTTATATTCTTTTATAAACATAATTATATTTACATTAAGATTATAAAATCATACGATAAATAACTGTAATAAGGAGTTCATATGTCATTTTGTACACTAACTGACGCAGCAAAAGCCCAAATTAATACAATTTGTAAAGAAAATGAGTGTTTTGCAGTCACACTAAACATCAAAGGTGGTGGCTGTGCAGGGTTTGAATACGACTGGGGTACTGTTAAACATCAACTAGAACTAGAAGAAGATGATGAAATATTTGAAGCAGGTGAAGGTAAGTTAGCAATAGGGTCACATAGCATTATGTTTTTAGTTGGAACTGTAATAGACTACAAAAAAGACATAATGGGTTCTATGTTTGACATACAAAACCCAAATGCGCAAAGTAGTTGCGGTTGTGGTGTAAGTATAAATTTTGATATGGACGCATTTCCACCAGAATATATGGATTAATCGGAGCAAGTAAATGGCAAAACAAAATGTAGACATAGGTGTTGAAGGTAATGACAATACCGGTGATAGTATTCGAGAGTCGTTTCGTAAAGTAAACGAAAACTTTACAGAACTCTATGCTGTCTTTGGTATTGGCGGGCAGATTTCACTTACTGATTTAAGTGATACACCTTCAACTTATGAAGGCAATGAAAACAAATTACCACTTGTAAAAAGTGATGCAACTGGTATAAGTTTCTTAGAGCTTGCTAGTGATAGTGATCTAAATGCTGCCGACCTAGATAGTATAGAATTTGATTTTAGCCAAGAAGGCAAACTTGTAGTAAAAATTGGTGCTATTGATATTTCAACTGACCCGACTCCGACACTAGGTGGTCCGTTTAATGCAGGTTCGCAGCCAATTGCAAACATATCGCCAGTTGGTGACAACTCAGCTCAACTATATAATGCTGTTTATGGTACAAATATTACACAAGATGATCTTGTAATTGATAAAAAATTCGCAGATGCTAACTACCAAGTTAGACAGAGTAGAGGTAGCGGATTACGTGTAGGAGACGAGCCGCTTGATGATAGCCTATATATTATTACTATAGATAGTTTTACACTAGGTAACTGTAACTCCCCAGGACACGGACTTGATCAGCAGTCTACCGGTGCTACATTTAGATTTAATACAACTATTCCAAACGATCCACCTACAAATATTGTAGACGGACAAGTTACATACTTAAGAGTTATTGATCCGGATACTTTCAGTTTACATACAACAGAAGACGGTGCTGTATTCAATAGCGATAAAATTATTTTAGATGGTGGTAGTGGTGTTCATACTGTTACTGATACAGCATATGATCCTACATTAGAAGGGTTCTTCCTTTCTAGTGTCGCTATGCCACGTAAGAGCATTGTAAGACGTCAAGGCGACACAATGACTGGTGCGCTAACACTACACGATCATCCTGGAGAATTTGCAGGTACAGGAACACCTAACGGAGAAGATGACTTACAAGCAGCTACAAAATTATACGTTGATAGATCAGGTTCTTCTCAAGTAAGTTTGTATGTTAGTACTTACGGTAGCGACAAACAAACCGGGGTGCCGATAGGACTGGAAGGCAGTAGTGCAAAATTAGCATTTAGGACTATTAACAAAGCAGCACAAAAAGCAGAAGAAATTATGGCTGCTGGTAAGATTGAACCAGGACCTTACAGACAAATAATGACCTATGGTAATAACAGATCAAGGGCAACTGTTTCTGTGGCTACTTCTGTAGCATTTGCAAGCGGCAGAGGAAATGCAAGTGAACTACTTGTACAAAACAAAGAGTTTATACAAAAAGAAGTTATTGCTTACCTTGCAGATACTTACCCAGACTTTTCGTACGATGAAGCAACATGTGCAAGAGATGTAGGTTACATTATTGATGCAGTTAGACTAGATATTTTACGTGGTAATACTGCAAACTATTTGTCTCGCTGGTCAGGTATTAGATATTATGCAAACCCGAGTGCAAGAAAAGCAATAGGTGAACAACTTACAGAAACACTAGATGGTATTGATCATGCAAGAAAACTTGCTCTAGACGTTGTTGCAAATAGAGTAATCGGTACTAATCCAGCAGCTCTAGCAGGACAGTTATACCAAGATAGAGTGCCGCAATATGTTGATGCACTACAGGTAGCAGATGGACAAGCGGCTACTGCTATACAACAGAAATTTGATATTATTACTGAAACAATACAGGTTGGACCTTTGAGTGCAAGAGCTGTTTCAGATGGCTCTACAAGATACAGAATCAATGTTAGCAACGGCAACTTTGGATATCTTGACCAAGGTAACCCTGATAACCAAGATATTAGAGCAGGTAAAGTAATTAGAGGTCGTAAGTCAGGAGCAACTGCAAGAATTATCCAATATAATTACGAAGCAGATCCTGCCACAAACGTAACTGTGGTAGAAACAGACGAGTTCGAAGTTGAACTTCTAGAACCAATTGAGTTTGAGGTCGGTGAAGAGCTCGAATACGGTAACTTTGTTAAAGAACGTCAAGTTACAATCAATGTTGAGTCAGGTATATACGAAGAAGATTATCCAATCAGGATGGCACAAAACGTGTCTATCAGAGGTGACGAATTTAGACGTACTATCATACGTCCAAAAGATCGTGTATCACAATCAAGATACAACCAATTGTATTTCTACAGAGACAAACAGTTTGACGGAATTACAACAGTTAACGGCGAAATAACAGAAATAAGCACAGTTAACGGTGGAAGAAATACAACAAGATCAGGCGTTCCAGGACTTCCTATTACATATACTGGTGTTGAACCTTTCCAAACAAGTGGTACAGGCACAGGCGCAAGTGTTGACGTTACAGTTAATACTGACGGTTCTGTGACCGTTGCAATAAACGCTCCGGGTGATGAATATCTTGCAGGAGACACATTTGATATTAATGATAGCGAAATTGGTAACAGTGGAGCACCTAACTTAACAATACAAGTGGATGCAATTAACGCAGGTAAACCTTACTACAACAATATTACAAACGAGATTGATGGATATTTTGGTTACCATTATCTACGCAATCCTAACCAACTAAGAAATACAGGCCCAGGTTATCAAAATGCCGGAGGTTATGAAACAGCAGTTAAAATATTAGATGATAACAAAGAATTTATACAAGAACAAGTTATAGAATTCTTAGCTGACCAATATCCTACACTGTCTTACAATGTTAGTAAGTGTAGTAGAGATGTTGGCTTAATTGTTGATGCTCTTATACTAGATCTTACTAACGGTGGTAATGAAAATGCACTAGAAGCACAAGGCGAATATTATCTTGGAGCACTACCAGTAGACGGTAGTCAAACTGTTGAAACAGAAGCAGGCATTAGACATATCAACACAGTAGCTGGCGCACTACTTTCAGGTAGTAACCCTAACATTATTTATGGAACAGGTTTAGATTATCCTACAGGTGATTTATTCCACGGAGTAGCAGAAGTAGGTTCTGCTACAGCAGTTGAAAACCTAATAGATACTGTTGCATTTGCTTTTGATCCAGCTTACAATCCGCCAAAACGTAACGACGAAATGGATGTGTTCCTAATGAGCGATGCGTGTATGCTTCGTAACATTACAGTTCAAGGACACGGCGGATTTATGATGTGTCTAGATCCAGAAGGACAGATACTTACAAAGTCTGCATATATCCAAACTGGTTCAAGTTTTGCTAAAAGTCTTAATAAACCTGCATTTAGAGGTGGCTTGCTTGCTGATGCGTTTGTTGGTAATACAGCAGTTAAAATTATTGCTAAAGGTTTCCCCGGCGGAGCAGCAGACAACTTTGTATTGCAAGTTAAATCAGACGGTGATGCAGAAGTTGATCCACAAGGACTGTTTATTAGAAAACCACAAACACCTTGTCCGTTCTATGTAGATGGCAGACGTTTCCAAGTTAACGCTATTACAGACTATGATCCTGATTTAGGTACTGCTACACTAATACTTGATAGGAGTTCAAATGACGGATTAGGATTTACAGGACTAACTAGCTCAAGCGATACTGGTAGAGACTTAGACAGTGTTAGTGACTTTGAATATAATGTTGCAAAATGTAAAAGAGATACAGAGTATGTATTAGATGCTGTATCTTATGACCTAGTATTAAACACAAACTATAACCAAGTTACAAACGGTCTTGCATACCAACGTGCAAATGCAAATGTTGTGCGCGATGATCAAGAACCGCAAACTGTTGCAGCATTTAGATACGCAGAAACACAGGTAGAATTGCTTCCTTCATATACCGGCACAGCCGAAACAAGAGGCGGAGCAGCGTTTGATGAAATTATTGATATCATCGAAAACGGTGTAGTATCTACAGACACCGCAGCAGATCCAATCCAATTTAATGTACCAGGCGTGTTGCCTACAACTAACGCAGATGATGCTGCCTCTCAACTACAAAATAACAGAAATTTCTTAGGTGCGGAAGTAACAGCATATATTGCAGATAGAGTAAATCAATTTACAAATGTGAGCCCTACTCCTAGCAGCATCTGGTATAATTTCACTTACGATGCAGTAAAATGTGAAAGAGATGTAAAATATATTGTTGACGCACTAACATACGATGTATTATACGGCGGTAATAGTGCAAGTATTGCAGCAGCAAGAAGTTACTTTGTAGGCGCAGTGAGCCAGCTTGGTGGACCTGAAGAAAGAGAACCAACAGTTGAAGCATACGAATTCCTAAAAACACATATTGCAAGTGTATTAGCAGACACTCCGGTTGCAGCAACATACGGTGCTGTTTCACAAGACTTTACTGCTGCCGCAGCAGGTTCATCAGAAATAACTGCAACTAACAACAACATAGATGAAATTATTACGGCTGTAAGAAACGCAAACTTAAACAGTTTGAGCATTGTACGCTATCCAAGTGTTGAATGGGCTGTACAGTCTTTAATCGATGCATTTGATGAAATACAACAAAATAAGTCAAGAATTGCACATTTAACAACAGAATCAATTGATGCAGTATTTCCAATTACACTGCAAACAGCTGGTAACAGATCTATTCTAGGTAACGACTTTACGCAGATTAACGACTTAGGATTTGGACTGGTTGCACTTAACGGTGCGCTATCAGAAATGGTATCAATGTTTACCTACTACTGTCGTGCAAGTTATTATGCTAAAAATGGTTCTGAAATTAGATCACTAACAGGTTCGTCTTGTTATGGTGACTTTGGTCTAGTTGCTGAAGGTTCAGATCCAAACGAGATTCCAGATGCTGTTAATCTACGAGATGACATGGCACAACCTGCCAAGATATTTACAGCCGACGTTATACTAGATTTTGATGCTCCGATTTCAGTCACAGCGGGCGAAACAATCACACAGACAGCATCTCCAAATGCAACTGGTGTTGTTACAATGAGTACTGTTGGTACAAGGGTTTATTTGACTGATGTAGAAAACAACTTTAATACCTCAGACAGCGTAAGTGGTAGTACAACTGGTGCGTTTCCTAACCCACCAAGTGATGTTAGATCAATTGGATTTACTAACAATGTAGAACAACTGAGTGCATATTTGTATGACATTCAAGTTCCGCCTAGCAACAGGGGTGAATTTGATTATTACCACGTAGCAAGAGACATTTATGCACGTTATGAAATATCTAATATCGAAGTAACGGCTGTTAATGTTGATGAATATGCTGTTGACGGCACAGGCATTCCTTACACGATAACAAGCACACTCGGCGGCGGAACTCCAACATTTACTGTTAGAAAAAATCAGACATCTTACTATTATGTAAACATAGAAACTGCTGGTGTAGATTTCGAGGTGGGCGATACAATTGTTGTTGCAGGTACAAATCTTGACGGTGTGTCACCTGGAAACGATCTAACAATTACAGTTGATGCTGTGAGCCTAGACGGCAATATTACAGAAATATCTGTTACAGGTGTACCTAGTATTACAGCAGAAACCCCGAAGTACAGCGGTCAAGTTTATAAAGTTAACTTTAGCACAAATGACGGGCAATTTAGCCAAGACGGTCTGCTAGATAATATTCTACACAACGAATTAATACAAGTTAGATATAACCAAACGTTTGTACTAAACGATATTAATAGACCAGATGTGCTATCAATTCGACCCTCAACTGCGATTGTATTTAGAGAAAACCCAGATTATGTTTATAGATCAATTTCTTTCGGAACAGCTGATGCCACAGGCGAAGCTCTATTAAACGACGAAACACTAGCAGGGTTTGACAGCACATATGACTATATTAGACTTGTTGTAGATCGTGTAAACGGTCAATCTAATGCTAACACAGTTTACGATTTAGACGGAAACCCACTTACAAATACAGGTACAATGGGCGACACGGCAGGTGATACAGTAATTGCTGTTGTTAAGATTTACGAGCCTAATGAAATATTTAGATTGAACAACAATACTGCAACACCTGAAGTACACCGTCCGGCAACATTTACAGCTTCTGGTGCAGTGTTACCGATGGTAATGGCTTGGGGCGGTAAAAAACACAGAGTGTTTAACTATCGTGGTGTAAAATATAACGACGACACAGCAAGATACGAGGTTCAAGCAACGGCTTCAGAAACAGACGATTTTGGTATTGTTAGTATTAACGACAAGTCAGAAATTAACTATCCTGCAACAGGTACAGGACTAGCAAGTACAGTAATATTAGGCAACGAAAACGTTGTACTAAGGGCAGGTCTACAAGAAGGTGCACCAGCTACAATTACAATTAGAATTTCAACTTGTCGTGCAACTGGACATGATTTCTTAGACGTTGGTTCAGGTGGATTTAACACAAGTAACTATCCAAACGTTATCTTTGGACTGCCACAAACACCAGACCAAGCAAACGAAGTTAGAGAAATTGGTAAAGGGCGTGTGTTCTATGTTTCCACAGACCAAAACGGTATCTTTAGAGTTGGACGCTTCTTTAGCGTTGACCAAGGTACTGGTACAGTTTCGTTCAGTGCAAGTATTGCGCTTTCAGACGTTGACGGTCTAGGCTTTAAGCGTGGTGTTGTTGTTACTGAATTCTCAACAGACACAGCAATGACTGATAACGCATCAGACACAGTACCGACAGAAAGTGCGGTACGTGGATATGTTAACAGACGTTTAGGCTTTGATCATAACGGCCAGTCAGTTGGTAACTTAATTGGTCCAGGTGTGCTTTCTGCAAACGGTAGTGTTGCACTAGCAGCAGACTTAAACGCAGCAGGTAATTCTGTAACTAACTTAAGAGCACCGATTGCTGATTCAGATGCATCAACTAAAGCATATGTAGATGCAACTGTTGGAGAATTCAACTCTATGGATAAGATGCGTGATACTACATTTGAAGGTATCGCAGAGGCGCAACTTATGGCTGCAACAGGCTACAAGACTGTAATTATCGATGCAGACAACATAGGCGGTACAGGACAATTTGAAGTAGGTGATAACTTTGTAGGCGATGTAACTGCTGCAACTGGTACAATTAGAGATATTAAGATTACCACAAGTATTGAAGGCAACATTCAAGTTATTACATACGAGCCAACAAGTGTTACAGATTTGTCAGACGGTAAGCCTGCAGGTATTTCTCCTGCACCTGATACAATTGAAGTACCAGGCGGCGCTACGGGTCCAGTTATCGACGGACCGTTTGACGAATGGATGAATGCTGTTTATGCTGCTGGTGCTGATGTGGAAGTTACAGTAAATCGTACAACAACAGCTCCAATAACTGAACCTGCAAGTAGGCAGCTAGAATTAGATATCCAAATTAAACCAGATACAATTCTAAATGCTGATGTAAATGCAAATGCAGCAATAGCTCAAAGCAAACTGAATATGCAAGCTGCTGATACGTTTGATGAAAACAATGCAGCTTCGGGTTGGGCTGGAACAGATCCTAAAGTACAAGCGGATCTAGGTCTTGCTAAATTCAGTGATGAAAACTTTGAAACAACAAGCGGTTATGTACGCATCAAAGCCAACGGTATTGCACTAGGTGAACTTGCACAGCAAAGCACCGATACAGTTATAGGTAGAAGTGCAGCAGGTAACGGTGATGTAAGTGCAATATCATTTGCAACTGTAATTGCAGAAGGTGGCGGCTTAGCAGACGGCGACTTTACAACGTTAATACCGGGAGTAAATGATCCCGGCGAAGCACTAATTAAAACTGGTACAGGTACTTACGGCATTACAAACGTAACTAGAACAGGTGAAGTTGATAGTATTGTTAAAACAAACGGTAGTGGAAGTATCCAAGTTAATAGTGTTATACTTGGCGGTGACTCAACTTATGAAGTTATGTCACTTAATACTACAGAACTCCAAGTTAAAACACCTGCACAAGGTACGGTATTTACATCACAAGGTGGTGGACCAACTTCTCCTCCTACTGTTAACTTCCCAGGAAGCATTAACGTAGGAAGCACAGGTGTTGCACAAAGTATTCTACAAGGCTTATCAGGATTTAATAATGAACCAAATCTTGCTGTAGACTGGATCTATTCAAACTTTATTGAAAGTACTCAAGAAAAAGGTGCTGCAAGTACAGGTATTGCCTTAGGTGCTAACACAGGTAAAACAACAACTGGACAAATTGGTATGGTTGTTGCTGATGGTGCTACAACATCTAGTTTGGTACCGGCTATCTTTAGCAGTACTGGTATGCAGCCTGACTTTAACAACATCTATAACATTGGACTTTCGACTAAGAGGTATAATACAGTGTATGCAACAGTATTCAACGGAACAGCAACAGAAGCATATTATGCTGACCTTGCAGAAAACTATTTAGGTGATGCAGATTACGAGCCAGGTACAGTGCTTGTGTTTGGTGGAGAAGCAGAAGTTTCTGTTTGTGCAAGAAGAGATGACCATAAAGTAGCAGGTGTTGTTACAACTAATCCTGCACACTTAATGAACAGCGCACTAGAAGGTGATCACGTTGTAGGTGTTGCATTACAAGGTAGAGTACCTTGTAAAGTAGTAGGTAAAGTAGAAAAAGGTGACTTACTTGTAACAAGCGCAGTTCCAGGTTATGCTATTGTAAACAACAATCCAAAAGTTGGTACAGTAATTGGTAAGGCACTAGAAAACAAAACTAACACTGATAGAGGTGTTGTAGAAGTTGTGGTTGGTAAAGTTTAATGGGTAAAAAACACATAGAAAGACTTATTGACAAAGGAAAAGCCAAAGCTTCTAATGTTGACATAAGAGGTAACAACGCTGTTCAGGCTGTTGTTACTTCTGGTAAATTAAGAGTAGTGGTAACAAAGGATAATTCAAATGGCAAAGCAGTCAATTAATACCGGTAGCAGTCAAAACAAAGGCGATGGCGATCCGCTACGCACAGCATTTACAAAAATTAATAATAACTTCGACGAACTTTATACAGATGTTGAAAGTTTAAACTCAAGAGTAGAAAGTGAAGGTAATACGCTTGAACGTGATATAATAGGTAATGTAATTGCACAAGATTCAACATTACTAGTTGATGCTGTTAATGCTAACATACCAAAAGCAAACGTAGAAGATAGTGCAAATTGGGATACTGCCCACGGCTGGGGAGATCATTCAGCAGCAGGATACTTAACTGCTTATACAGAAACAGATCCAATTGTCGGTGCTGTAAACGGTATTATAAAAGCAGACGGCGCAGGAAACATAACAGCAGCAGTAGCAGGTACAGATTACCTACAATCTGAAACGATCGATCTAGCAACCCTAAAGACAGAAGTAGCAGCAAGTGCAGACTTTGCTGACTTCCAAGCAAGGATAGCGGCGCTTTGATAAGTTACGATAAATATGTATAACAATAGGATTTAGAGAATGGCAAATAGATTTCCACTAGTAGTAGACACAACAGACGGTAATAAGATCAAAGAAATACCGGCTGGTGATAACTTAGATCTAAGACA